CTGCACGATTCGACAGGCTACTATTGCTGACGATACCTTTCATCAACACTGGCAGAATCGGTGTATCAGGTCCTAGTGTTTGCAAGAGTGAGATGAAGTGCTGTTGCTCATACTCACGCGCAATAATACCAAGTGTTGCAGTCGGTAAGAAATTCAAGTCAGTTGATGGGTAACGCTCAGGATCAAACTGCATATAACGAAATGCAGCTTTTTTAATAAACGGAATCAAGAAATCTTCTTGGAAATTCACCAATGTTCGTTTGTATTTCTTGATGATGGAGGCAACCGCCATAGACATACCTGCATTGCCACCGCCATCACGCGCAACATTCGTAACCATGCCCTGTGAATCAAGCGTGCTCGTCGCTTGCAACAGCATACGTTCAAAATCCTTAGCAGTCGCGATGTTATTGCCATCTGTCTGTCCAAACTTAAATGGATAAAGAATTTCGTTCGGATTGCCGTTGGTCATGAAGGCTTTACCTGGACGCACTTCAAACTTTGCCCCACGAGGCAAGCGCGTTGCATCCATCGCCATCATTGGCACAGCAGTCAATGCAAGTGAATCAAGATGCGATCTAACTTGTGCATCCATTGATTTCTGCATGTTGTATGCTTTTTCAACCGTACCACGACCAAGCAGGCGATTTGGCACTGTATCGTCCTGATACGACATCACTGGACGATCCTTCATCATGTACGGATTTTCTTCTGCCTTGAGTAAAAGACCGTCGTTCGCAATAACGATAATGGCTTCCACCATGTCGGTGTAGTCTTCTGCCGCAGAATCGTCTGGGAACAATTGAACAACTTCTTCTTTATCTACTTTTTGTAAATACTCACGCGGTACTAGCCCGTAGTATTTTAAGAGTAGTACCTTCTCGTCTTGATACTGGCTGACCTCTTGTGTGGGCTCTAGTTCAGTGTCTTCATATATCGGTGTGATATCCACTTTACGATAGATACCACGCTCAATACCTTCGACCACTTTATGGATCGATATATACGACTCAATGGCCACACCCATACAATCGTTGATCTCAGTACCATTAGGATCAAACAAGAAATTCTTTGGGTTAACCGGCACCAACTTCACTGCTACGCGTGGCTTTTCTATTACGCCGATTGCAGCTTGGCCTGGTTGACCAGGAATTGGCTGCATTGATGGAATGTACTCAGTCTCAGTCTTAACGACAATCTCACCAATACCTGTACCATAAATCTCAGCTAGCAATTCGATTTGATCGATTGCTTTCTTGATCTTGTCTTTCTTAAAGTCTTCTTCGAGTTGTGCTTTGATTTGCGCAACGTCGATCTCAAAGTTCTCATCTACTACGTTGTCTTCGATATCGAAGAATTCGCCTGAACCAAAGATCGCTTCCATGATTTCAGCGTGACGTGTTTCGACCGCCTGCTGTGTAGCTGGCGTAATTACGCGGCTGCGCTCTGAATCACGGGTCTTGTCTTCGGCTGCCCACTCACCACGAAAAATACGTTCGTATTCTTCCCATAGCGGTAGGTAATTGGTGTTACGCCAGTCGCGCCAGCGGTCACAGTGATCTACAACGAACGAGACTAGTTCCTTGTCGTTCTCTGTAGGTTGATCGAATTCGTTTTGTTCCATGTCATACCCCGGCGATAATGTCTATTGGTTCCCACTGATCATCGTCATCTTCCTCAAAGTAAGATGTGACGGCTAGTTGATCAATGTAGGACAACGCATCGGGCAAGTCGTCGTGAACGCCTTGCGCGGGGAACATTAGGAGCTGATCTGTAAAATCGTCCCAGTCTTGTTCTTGGTTCAAAATTATCCGGCCATGCTCAAATCGGCCTTGCAGCGCCCAGATGATACGGTCGGTTTTTTTCCTATTTCCGTGCGTCAGATCGATAATGTGGGAATATACATTATTCTTGCGCATTAAGTCACTCAAATACGGTAAAACCGCATTCTTTAGCGCTCCGCGCTCAATTCCCACCGATATCGGCCTGTATTTCCTAATTGCTAGCAGTATTTTAGCCGCAGTTTCGCGAATATCCCAGCGTCCGTGCTCAATTTTTTCTACATACCACTTGCCGTCATCCGTTACCTTGACGACTGCTATTGCTGACTCATCCAACCTCTTCTTAGCATTGGCCGCCTGCTTAGCCACTTCTTCGAATCCGGCCAAGTCGACAGCGACGAAATAGCTGCCATACTCCGGGACCTCGCCATACTTGAGCCACTCTTCTTTAAAAATATCCGAACCGGCGTTGTCAAAACTTGCCAGATACTCCTGTTTAAATGCAAACGAACTAAGAGTCTTTTTCGCAGACTCAATCTCAACTGGGTCGATAAGCGGATTGTCTTTCGTCGTGAAATGCCAGCTTTTCCAATCGTCATCTTCGTTTTGCCCCATTTTGTACAGATCAAAAAAAAAGTTTCTGCCTTTCGGTGTGCCGATAAACATGGCACGGCCTTTCTTGTCGGAAAGTGACGCTCGGATAACCTGTTCCCACGCTTCTGGTTTAATATCCGCTACCTCGTCCAGTACCGCATACGTCAAGCTAACACCACGCAGGGTATCTGGGCGATCGGCGCCTCGCACATAAATCACCGCGCCGTTAATTAACGTGATGTCCTGATTGTTGATGTGACTGGCCTGAATAACCTCTCGCCCCAACTCCAACAACACGTTCCAGATAATCTGCCGCGCCTGCCCGTTGGTCGGCGCCACGTAAAGCACCGCTGAGCCCGGTGGGCAGCGCAAACCCTCAATCAGCAACGTAGTGGCTGCGAGTCTGGACTTTCCGCACCGCCGTCCGGCTGCAACGACTTTAAATCGCGTCTGATCAGCAAAGACTTCTTGCTGCCAAGGCAATAGCGAAAAGTTAAGATCAGCCATTAATCGGGTGCTCCGAACGGGTCTTTGTACATAAACGCGGGCTCTGGTGTGGTCGGCTTCATCATGTCGTAATCCATGACCTGATGCACGTACTGATCACGCGCATTCAATTCGTCACTCGACTTGTAAATCGGCCACTTACCGGCGTCGATGTCTTTTTTCCAAATCTTCCACAGCTCGCCTTCGTCCGTCACAACCTTACCGTTGACAAAGCCCGGCACCGACACGAACTGGCCTTTGTACTTGCCAGACGGCACTTCGATGCCTGTCGAGTAAATCGTAATCGGGTTGCCGTCGGCGTCGCGGCCAGGATTGGCCATGTTGGCGCGGTGATACGTCACCTTGTTTAATTCCTGTGGAGTTAGCCCCATTCGTGTGAGTATGTCATCCATCGACGATATCCTTAATCTCAGGCGCGCCGATGCCGGTGATATTAATCGTCACCGCTCCGCGCTGGGTCTTCTCTTTATCAAACATGCTGGCTGGCAGCGTTCTGTCCATGCACATTTTCAACGCCGCCATTTGACCTGGGTGCGTGTCGTCCAACGCGATGTCAATCACTTTGGCAACCACATTCGTCCCCTTGTCGCTTAGCAACATGGCTTTTAACTCTTTTAGTCGCTGGTTGTCCGTCTTAACTAATGTTGTAGGGACGTCCCGCGCCGCGATAATAGGTGTTTTCATGCTTGCATTCTATCGGCTTTTTTGCTAAATAGGTAGTTAACATTCTGATAATAGCCATTTTAGCTTTTGGTGTGGGGTGGAGGGTGATGTAAAATTTTCATGGCTAGCCTACCCCCTTCCCCCTATTGCCAAAATGCTATCGAAATTCATAGTTTTGAGCTATTGGCCGCGCTTTACATAACGCTGATTATGGCCGCTATAAGCCGCGATAATAGTTGAAGCCTACTAGGTATCAACTAAGGGATTTAAATTGCACTACGGGGCTAAAAAGGGTGAACATGAGGCACCTTATCCGCATTACTTACAAGAGATTATTTTATTCTCACAATTATCTAGAAAGAAATTAATGTCTTGTTCTGGAGTGTATCCGCGCAAGTATAGAGCGCGGTATATATCCATTATATTTTTAAACCCTTGCGACATGTCGCCATTACCGGCGCTTGCCAAAATGGCCGCTTCAGAATCAGAAATAAAGCGCCGAAAATGTCGAGTATTAGCACTAGCCGGACGGCCTGAAGGCATATAAAATTCTCACTGTTAATTTTTTTAACGGGGTTAATTATGTCACAAAAACAAGTTATATTTTCAGGCCATTGTAATAATCCGCTAGCCTTGCATCAAGCGCTCGAACCCTTAGACAATATTACGGGCTCACAATTAATCGCGATAAAAACCGGCGCCGCGGTATATCTGCCGGCGCTTGTATCAATTTCTCAGCGTACACATAAGGGCACGCTATCCATCACCGTCGACGATATAGCATTTACCGTCACTCAGCGCGGCAAAGTAACAAAAGTTATCAAATTACTTACGTAGTCATTGTAGTCACTTTTTTGACTATTTCAGTTAGCATGGCCTAAACCGCTATTATTATTAACGATATTATCTCTTAATTTAATAAAATAAATGACTACATGACTACATGCCGCAAAACCTAGTGTGCGCGCCATTGTTTGTAAGTCGACGCA